TAAGAGCTCTACACAAAGTATTGAATTTAATGTTAATAACAATACACTTGTTCATTTAGATGCCACAACTGGTAATATAGGATTAGGTAAAAATAATACAAATCCTACAACAGTATTAAGTGTAGCAGGTGTTATTACATCTGGTATTTCAGGTGCACCTGGTGGATTAATTATAACAGATGGTACAAATCCTAACCCTGTTTCAGTATTAAACATTACTCCTACTGGGGGGATTACCACTACATTAGACACAGTATCGACTGGCAGTTTAACAATAGGCGGAACTATAACCGTTGGTTCAGGAACTAGTGGTGGATCAGTAATACTACCTGCAGGCAATGGAACAACCCCTCCTTTATTTGATATTGGATCAGAACAAAATCCTTTTAGAAATGTCTATGCAAATACATTTAGTGGCGCCTTCAATGGGTCATTTAATGGTACAATAACCGGTGATGCTACTGGTTCAGCTGCCTCATTAAAAAATCCTACTGTTTTTAGCATAACAGGAGATATGATTACAACTGCAAGTGTTAATTTTACAGGTAATTCTGGACCAGCTACACTAAATGTAACAGCAACTTCTTCTTTAATTACTGGACCTTTAGACACTAACGGTACACCAACTCGAACAGCGGCCACTGCCGCATCCGCAGCCGATCAATTATTGGTATTGCAAACACAAGGTACAACTTCAAACTTAGTTAGAATGACTAGACAAACATTTTTGTCTGGCGTAGGTTTATATTCTATCCCAGTTGGTACTATTATGCCATTTGCAGGAGCGGCTACTGCTGTTCCAACAGGTTGGTTATTGTGTGATGGTAGTGAAGTTAGCACAGCAACTTACAATCAATTGTTCTTAGTCATTGGAAATATATACACTGTTGGCACTTTAAAAGGTAACAATACATTTGCCCTACCGGATATGAGAGGCCGCATGCCATTAGGTTTAACTAACATGAACAACTATGGCAATATTGCTAACTTTGTTCAAGCAACCGACTCTGCTGGACACACAGTCTTTACCGGCGGACAGTCGGGTACAAGTAACACAATTACACTAGCGGCTAATCAAACACTTGCACAAACACTAGGTGCTACAGGTGGTACTGATGCACAGGTATTAAATGTTAATCAGATCCCTCAACATTATCATTCTTTAAATGATGGTACTGCTCAATACTATGCTCCTGGGTTAAATGGCGGAATCACTGATTCAAATAATACTGCCCAGGGATACAGTATTAGTAATACTGGTACAGGTTATGGTCTAAGACAAACAGCAGGTATGACTACAGGTGCTACGGGTGATAATGTTAATGTAATTAATCCGTTTATGGCATTAAATTATATAATCTTTACTGGACAAGGACTAAGTTAATGACATATTCAATTCTTTTAACTAACGGCAACACATTAACTACTGTAGCTAATGGTGCTATTGATCAAACTACACTGGATTTGACTTTAATAGGACAAAATACTTCAGGTTATGGTGTTTTTATTAATGATAACTTTGTTCATTTATTAGAAAATTTTGCCAATACTAGTCAACCTAATCATCCGATCAAAGGACAGTTATGGTATGATACTAGTCAGAATTTATTGCAAGTATACAATGGATCGTCATTTACTCCGACCGGTAATACCATTGTTTCACCAACAGCACCGAGCGGATTAACAACCGGTGGAATTTGGATCAATAGTAAGACAAGTCAACTATATTTCAATGACGGAACAGAAACGACTCTAGCAGGACCTATATATACAAAACAGCAAGGACAAAGTGGCCTAGTTGTAAGCACAATATTAGATGTTAATAATGTTAGTCATACTATTGTATCCTTGTATATTGCAAATACATTAATGGGTATATTTGCAAAAGAGTCATTTACACCTTTAAATGCTATAACAGGGTTCACAGATACAGTTTCAATTACAGCAAGTCAAACAGGTACAGTATTAAATGTTACCACCGCCTCTGCTACTACATTGGCTGTAGGACAAACTATTACAAGTAGCTCTGGAGTAGTTCTTCCTAATACAGTTATTACTAGCCTTACAGTAAACGGTGTAACAGCTAACGGAGGAGTTGGCAATTATCTAGTAAGTACCAGCACAACTATTGCTTCTACATCAATGACAGCAGTATATGGCACATTAAAAATTGGATTCAATGCCAGTACATACGGCGGAATAACATTTAATGTTCCAGTAAGTCAGGCAAATTATTTGCTAAGTCCTACAGACGGATCGCTTAAAAATGCCAACAGCTTTGTATCAACTCTTGGTATTTCATCAATTAACAGTAGCACAGGTACTTCAAATGCTCAACTGTCGATTTATGGATCAAATCCTTTAATTCTAGGAGCTGCCGGTTATACTTCTATTAATAATCCTTACGGAACATTTGAAATCTTATCTAAAACAACTAATCAAGATTTCCAAATTAGTTCATCAAATACAAATCCGTCAACGCAAGTGCTTTATATAAATGGAACTACACTGTATGTCGGTATTGGCGGATATAATGCAAATAATTTACCGCAAGCAACTTTAGATGTAAACGGATCATTTAGGATTAGTACTAAAACTCCGGCATCAAGTACAGCCGCCGGCGTAACAGGACAAATTGCATGGGACTCAAGCTACGTATATGTATGCACCGCAGGCGGTACATCAGGCAACGCTACATGGAAACGTGCCGCAATCAGCACTTGGTAACAGCCAAAAATATGATAAATACACTGAAATAAGGACGAGCGACAACCATGTCATATACAATTAATCATTATAACGGGGTATTATTAACAACAGTTCAGGATGGAACCGTTGATACTAGTACTGATCTTACCCTAATTGGTAAAAATTATGCCGGATATGGCCAAGCACAAAACGATAACTTTGTTTGGCTATTAGAAAACTTTGCAAATACAAGTGCTCCTGCTAATCCGTTAGCTGGACAGCTTTGGTATGACAGCGGTAATAAGAAATTAAAATTCTGGGACGGAACACAATTCCGAAATACAGGTGGCGCCGCTAATAGTGCTACTGCTCCTACTGGTTTAACACAGGGTGATTTTTGGTTTAATACACAAAGCAATCAATTATATGCTTGGACAGGCAGTACATTTACATTAATTGGACCACAAGAAGTTACCGGTGCTGGAACTACACAGATGCAATCATCTAGTGTAATTGATACAAACAATACAAGTCATGCAATCATACAAGGTATTGTTAACGGACAGACAATATTTGTAATTGCTGGAAGTGATGCACCATTTGAACTTAATTCTACAACTAATCCAATTACTGGATTTGATGTTATACAAGAAGGTGTTACACTAGCTTATACAAGCAACGGTTCACAATCCGGCCAAACGCAAAGTAGTCATAGATTTTGGGGAACTTCTACTAACTCCGATAGACTAAATGGCCACAGCATTAGTGATTTTGTCCTAAATACAGGTACTCCTCAGTTTAGCTCATTAGTTAATTTTGGTGATGCCGGTTTTACTGTAGGTAGTCCAATTGCAAAACTAGCAGTATACAATAATAATCAAACAACTCCAACAATTCAAAACATTGCTGGATCACAAATTGCATTTGAAACTTTAGTTTCAGGATCAACTAAGAATCCTTTAATTATTAACGGCAATGATGTGACTCCCGGTGCAAGTGGTACAAGTAATTTAGGAACAAGTTTATTACAGTGGGCAAACGTTTATGCTGGATATCATTGGGGTACTGCACAACAAGCAGATGCTCTTAATGTAAACAACGTTTATGTAACAGCAAGTACAAGTGCTGTAGCTGGAACTATTGCCGCTAGAGACGCCCAAAATACTATTTCGGCAGCTATATTCAATGGTGTTGCAACTCAAGCACAATACGCAGACTTGGCAGAAAAATATCTTCCAGATCAAGAATATCCAGCTGGTACTATTGTAACAGTTGCTACTAATGGACAAAAATTACCTGACGGTAGAAATGCAGAAATACAAGCATGTGGCCCAGACTTCATGCCTATTGGAATAATCAGTACTAACCCTGCATATATGATGAACAAAGATCTTGTAGGTGGTGTATATGTTGCCCTTAAAGGTCGTGTTCCTACAAGAGTAAAAGGACCAACTAATATCGGAGATCCGATTATAGTATTTGCTGGAGGAGTTGGCATATCAAATCCTGGATCTTGGCAAGACATGACCCGCCCAGTCGCACTTGCATTAGAATCTATTGCAGATGATTCCATCCAGGTAATTGAGTGTGTATTATTATAAACAATAAATATTCAACATTTAACAAAAGGTAATTAAATGACAGGTGTAGGAACAAATATTGCGGCCAATGACTATAATATTATTCAAAATTTAATAGGAAATTTGCTGGCTAATGTCTACGGACAATCAGTACAAAGTGTACAAGTTGCAACGACGGGTACAATAACTGCACAGCAATGGCAAGCATTATTGACAGATATTACCGCAGTAAATTATCATCAATTAAATGCTGGTCCTACATATAACGGTCTGCCTTTAACTATACCATCGAATGGTTCTACTAATAGTATAATGATTGGCGGAATCACTTATACTAATGCTGTACCTGCTGTAAAAATTAAAGATCAAGATCGTGCTCAATATCTTGCAGTAGCAACTGCACTGACTAGTCAAACATCAACAACAGTTGGCGGAGTTACTTATCCCGGTTGTTATGCAATTAGTGGTAATGTTAATGAACAAACACAAATAGCTGCCGGTTCATTTCCTAACGGATCAAGCACTAGAGTAGGAAGTACTAATCCTTGGGGAAGTACTGCTGGCGGATCACAAGTAATAGCACTAGGGCAACAGCCTGCTGAGGAAGGTTATATTAACATGGTAGTTACTATGACTTTTCCTAGCGCCAATGCCGCAAACTATTATTTTAATACAGGTGGTTCAATAGTTTTATCAGGAACTGCATCAGCTGGACAGACACTTGTAAATTCAACTAAAGATCAATCTTGGGCAGTATTGCTATCAAATATGGGCAATGTTGTTTTTAATTATTTTAATACAACAGGTGACTCAGCTGGCGGAACTGGATACGGATGGAGTTATTTTAGCGCCAATCCAAATATATCGCAGTTAATATATAGTATTAATACAACATCTCAATTGTATGCACCAAATAAACTTACAATTTACTGTGCATTAAATTCTGCTGGAACAACCTTAACGTTTACAATGGCACTACAGGATCTTTCTACTGCGGCTACAAAAACAGCTTCAGGTGCCTCACCTGGAGATAGTACGCTCTACTCTATAGATACCCCTGTCACTGCTACCATTACTGGAAATATTACTATTTGGTATGCATCAGGATCTTATGTAACAGCATCTCAATATTTGCCAAGTGCTGTCATTACTACTCCTCTTACTGCATAAGTAACGTAAAGGAAATACAATGACAACAGGTGTTGGTGGTCAAATACAAATTGCTGAATACAATGCTATACAAACACTTTTATATAATGTGCTTTATGGTGTATTAGGACAAACTTTACAAACTCAAACAGTCAACGGCGGCAATGGCAGAGTAATTGCTCCAACAGGATCTCCATCTACTGGTGATCCTATTACTGTAGCTCAATGGAACGCTTTGCAAGCAGATATTAATACTCTTGCGAACCATACAGGCTCAGCTACTCCGGCATTGACTAGTATAACAGCTTCTGTAGCTGTTAATGCTGGTAGTTTTATTCCTGGAAAAGTCTACACTATACTAACACTTGGTGCTAGCCCGGCCTTCACATCGGTTGGTGCAAGTCAAAATAAAGTAGGAATAACTTTTACAGCAACCGGTGCCGGTTCGGGTACTGGTACTGCACAACAAGCAGGTGTAAACATTACAGAATCTGATCGTGCCGCATATTTGGCAGCCGCTACTACACTTACACAACCCGGTGTTTATTACACAGTTGGTGCAGGCGAAACAATAAGTATTGCAACTGTTTATACTTCAACATATAGCGGTTTAGGTTATGGCAAAACATTAACGTTTACTGCAACAATGACTTTTAAAACTACGGCTAACGCTAGTACACCAAACGCTGCCGCTCAGTTTTTCTTTAATTCTGGTGGCTATGTAACGCTGAATACTACACTAGCAAGTCCAGTGTTTCCAAGTCCGGGATCTGGATACGCAGGTGACATTGGAACACTGGATACAGATTGGGGTAATCTTGTAACAAGAACAGGTGCGCTTAAACTTACTAGAACAGGCAATAGCTTAAATGGATCTGGAAATTATTCACTAGTAAATAGTGCTATAGGTTTTGCCAATCTTACATCGACACCTACAACACTGTTCACTAAAAATCTTGGGGACACACTTTATGTCCAAGGTTCTGCAGATACGTATGCAATATCTGCGTCATACAACAGTTCAACTGGTACATTAACATTTACTATGACATATAGTAATGCGTATTCAAGCACTGGTACTAATACTCCTCAACCATCTATAGGTTATCCACAAGCTCGAGTTTATCCAGTAACTGGCACATGGACCGGTACATGTACGGCATATTATCCTAGCAAATATGTTTCTGTTAGTGCATACTACCCCACTACTAGCGGTAGCTTCTCTAGTAACTAATCAATTTAATTTATCCTAAGCTCTTGACAAGGCTAACTACTATAGTGTAATATAGTACACTACGGAGTTTTTTATGGATGAAAGAATTGAAAAAGCGTTTGCTGTAGCCAATTATGCCGCTACACTATCAAATCAACGCAGAATAATATCAGAAGAATACAATCAAAAATTAGTATATTACACTAATGGTGCAACGTTTAAAGTTAGTCCAGAATTAATTGCCTTTATCAAAACTGTAATAGATCTCGGTCATACAGCCGATATTCCATTTTTAGATGCAAATAATTTTCCTGTTGTTATTCCGGATGTACAAGAATTTTTAGATAATATTGTGTCTGTTTACTTTGAAGCATTGAACGAATATACAGTAAAGTATTCGGAAATTAAAAAGAAAAGAAAAATTGCAGATATAGTTGAACTATGACAACAGGCGCACTTATAATTGCACAAAATAATAATTCTATTGACTATGTTAAGTTGGCAGTTTTTGCGGCCAGTCGAGTTGATCAGTATTTACATATTCCAATAACACTGGTAACAGATAATAAAAGTTGGTTAGAAGAAAAATATCCCAATCATAAATTTTCATCTGTAATTGAACTAACTCCAAATAATGTAATACAAACTAGAAATTTTAATGACGGATCTGTATCATCGAGATTCCTCGAATGGAAAAATTGGTCAAGAAGCCAAGTGTATGATTTAACACCCTATGATCGAACATTGGTTTTAGACAGTGATTATATTTTAAATTCTTCTTTGCTAAAAGTTGCACTTGACAATGATAACGATTTTCAAATTTATCGAAACAGTTTTGATTTAGCATTAGACAGAGATACTACACAATTTAGTAGAATAAGTTCTTATAGTGTTCCTTTTTATTGGGCCACAATTTTTATATTCAATAAAAATGCCATAACAGAAAGTTTTTTCTGTTTAGTAGAATACATCAAACAAAATTGGTCTTATTTTAAAACTCTCTACAGCATAGTTTCAAATACTTATAGAAATGATTTTGCATTCAGTATTGCTATGCATATTATGAATGGAAAAACAAACGGAGACTTTGCTACTATGCTTCCTGGCAAAATGATCTATTGTAGTGACAAAGATTTTTTAATTGATGCCAAAGATGGTAAAATGAATTTTTTAGTACAAAAAAATAAATTTTATGGAGAGTATACTGCTGTGAAAACACAAGGCATTGACATACATGTTATGAATAAATTTAGCCTAAGTCGATTCATAGATGGAGGTTCGGGTGTCTAAAGGATTTATATTATTTGCACAAAATACTAACAATGTAGATTATGTTACACAATCTTATGCTCTTGCTCTAAGTATTAAAGCTAGCCAGCATACTGTTAACAATGTTTCTTTAGTTACGAATGATCCAGTGCCGGAAGAATATCAAAAAGTATTTGATCAGATAATTCCGATACCATGGTTTACAGAAGCGGGAACTAGTCCAATGGCTGCCGAGCATCGTTGGAAATTATATCATTGTACGCCTTATGATGAAACGATTGTACTGGACTCTGATATGTTGCTATTAGAAGATATAACTGAATGGTGGCATTATTGTAGAAATTATGATGTTAAATTCTGTTCTCAAATTAAAAATCATAAGTTAGAAACAGTTGTTGACACATTTCATAGAAAAGCATTTAAAGCAAATAATTTAACTAACCCATATTATGCATTACATTACTTTAAAAAGAATGACAATGCACTGGCATTTTATCGTGTATTAGAATTTGTATGTAATAACTGGGAATGGTGTTATACTAAATTTGCTCCTGATTTTTATCAAAATTGGTTAAGCATGGACTTGGCTACAGCAATAGCGATTGAAATAACAGGCGAATACAATTATGCAGTTGATACATGTAGTCCCTTAGAATTTATACACATGAAAATTCCATTACAAGACTGGCCTGAAAGTTCAGATAGATGGCAAGATACTGTACCATGGATATTAAATGACAAGGGCGAATTGATTGTGTCTAATATTAGGCAGTCTAAATTGTTTCACTATGTTGAAAAAGATTTTGTGAACAATCGAATACTAACGCAATTGGAGAATTTAAATCATGACTAATCCCTACATGACTCTCCCAGGACAAACTTATTGGGCTCACTACAATCGAGAGACTGGTATAATAAGATGTGTATCAAACGAAGTTACAATGTTCGACGAAGGCAGTGCTGAAATTTCATATGAAGAATTTAGGCAATTTGTAACAGCTGAAAAGAAAATGCACGAGCACATAATAGGATTTGCCAAAGGCACTGATGGTAAAACTAAAAAAACTATAATACCAATAGCAGATCAACTTTTTGGTTTTAGAAATCACATCTTTGAATGGATTAATGATCCTCCTGCTGATGATACAGAATTAGTAGTCACATGGAATGGTACGGAAAAAACTTGGAATTTTAAATTAAGCGATAGTGCTAAAACACGAATTAAAAAAGAAGTTATGCACAAAACAATATTCTTTGTTATGCTTAAAAACGATTTTGATTTTTTAATTAGGAACATTATTTTTGATGTAAAAGATTTAGTAAAATTAGAAAGTATCACGGTGCCATTCGAAAGTAATATAGAATCAAAAATTGAAAAGATTTCAGTGGCAACACAAATACTATTTCACAACTATGGATTGATTATAAATGATTAAAATTATAGAACAAGATATTATCTTTCTCAGCTATGATGAACCAAATGCTGAAAAAAATTATGCAGACTTGTTGACAAAAGTTCCTTGGGCTAAACGTGTACACGGAGTTAAAGGTAGTGATGCCGCACATAAAGCCTGTGCCGCACTAAGCGAAACAGAATACTTTGTTACTGTAGATGCTGACAATATTGTTGATCCTAAGTTTCTAGAAGTTGAAATAGATTTAGATGAACTAGGACTTACAGAAGAAAATGTGTTTAGCTGGTGCGGTAAAATTCACGTTAATGGACTTATGTATGGCAATGGTGGACTTAAATTATGGACTCGAAAATTTGTTAATGAAATGCGAACACATGAAAATGCTCTAGTAGATGATGCTAAAGGTCGTGTAGAATTTTGCTTTGATGATAGATATTATCAGTTTAACAACAGCTATTCGGAAAGTTTTACCAACGCTACTCCTTTCCAAGCATGGCGAGCAGGATTTCGCGAAGGCGTAAAGATGTCATTGGACCAAGGAGTAAAAGTTAACGATATTAAAAAAGTGTGGTGGCAAAACTACCATCGTCTACTAGTATGGTGCTCAATCGGAGCAGATGTAGAACATGGAATTTGGAGTATACTAGGCGCCAGAGAAGGTTGCTATATGACTATGTTTACAGATTGGGATTACGCCAATGTTCGTGATTTTGAATGGTTAACTAATCATTGGGAAACTACGCATGAGCAAGCAGAACCTGAAAAGACAACAGAATATCTAAATTTTTTAGGCAAGTGGTTAATGAAACACAGCGAATTAGAAATTGCCAATTTAGATCCTGCAGGCAGTAAATTCTTTAAAACAGTTTATCAAAATACTCCTAGAGTTTTAAGAAGAAGATAATGTACGATATAGTTTTTATTTCATATAATGAACCAGATGCAGACGAAAACTTTGCCAGTCTAAAAGAACGTTTTCCTCGAGCAAAACGTGTTGACGGAGTTAAAGGAATACATCAAGCACATATATCCGCGGCAAAGAAATCATTTACTCGAATGTTTTGGGTAGTGGACGGGGATGCAGTTATATTAAATGATTTTAATTTTGATTATAAAGTTCCAGATGACGAGTTGGATGTAGTCCATGTTTGGCGTAGTATCAATCCTATCAATAATTTAAGTTATGGGTATGGGGGAGTAAAACTATTGCCAAAACAGTTGACTATAAACATGGACACTAGTACTACTGATATGACTATGAGTATCAGTAATAAATTTAAAGCAATGGATACAGTAAGTAATATTACAGCATTTAATACTGATGAATTTAGTACATGGCGATCAGCTTTTAGAGAATGTTGTAAACTTGCAGTAATTAATAATGAAGAATCATTGGCTAGATTATATTTCTGGTGTAAGCTAAATCAACATGCGCCATTTGGTGGATATGCTTATATGGGTGCTATCCAAGGTCGAGAATACGGTGAAAAAAATGCCTCTGACAAAGAGGCACTTTCTAAGATAAATGATTTTATTTGGCTAAAAGATCGTTGGCTAGAGGGAAAACCTGAGCTATTACTTTAGCACATGCAATAGCAACTTCTTGATGCTCTTTCTGTGTGCCATTTGCACTACGTAGTTCTATAAAATGAATCCAACTACGTAGTGTTCCATTCATATAAATTCTACTTTCAATTAGGCCTTCTGGTAGTACAGCACGAGCTTGTTCTTTGGCAATACCTTTACTAACGGCCCATTCGTATGCTTCTCGACTTTGTTTAATAACTAACTCTTGCATACGTTCCCATTGATATGCTAAAAAACGATCTTCATCGTTATTATGAATATCGAGTTCTATACTGTTTTGTCTATTTTTTGTATCTTGGCGTCGTGCATCTCGCAATACAAACGACAAGTCTTTAGTAGGGTCAGCATATCGCTGACTGAATTCTTGGAAACTAAAACTTCTGTGTCTGAGGATTTGTCGGGCAATATCTCTTGTTGTGGTAATTTCGATACAGGCTGAGACCATTTCAAGTGGGCTCCAGTGCTGATGTTTGATGAGGTATTGTATGAGCTTTGCTGATGTTTCGGTGTTAAATTGATTGCTGGGATTGCTGACACGGGCGCAATACGCAATGAGTTCTTGTGCGTCTGAGATACCCATCGATGCAAATTCTTCTGTTGGTTGAGAGTAACTAAGTAATCTAACATTCATTATTTATAACTTCTTTTTCTTTAAAAATTGTTGTGTTGATTTTTCCATATCTTTACGAATACGATCCGTATCTAATTTAAAATCAACGTCACTAATGTTGTCTTCATAACTTCTACAAATTTCTGCTAGATTCTTTTCAAAAGAACGCCAACCTTCACGACGAGTTTTTGCTGTTATTTTAATTTCCCAAATCTTGCCATCTTTAAAATTGACCAGAACGGTATGGAGATACCTAAGAGGTAACACATTGAGTTTTACCTCACTAAACACTTCTGGCCATTTTGCAACAACGTCTTTGGGAAGATGTCTTCCCGATTTTGTCACGCTGTATCTTTTGCCTTCTTCTTAACAGTAGGAACTAATTCCTCTGCCTTACGACGCATTGCGGCAGCTTCTTTGGCTAGTTTGTCAGCTTGACTACGGAAGAATTTTGCCTGCTCTTCTGGAGTACCAGTTGGCGCAGTAACAGTTACTTCTGCTGTTTTGGCTGTTTCTTTTGTAGCTACAGGATCGGCAGGTGCTTTAGACAAATCAGCATCCTTGCTTGGTGTGCTAGGATCTTTCATCGCCAAATCATCTACTGCTACTCCACGCTGTTCGGCAATAATTTGATTAAGTTCTGACAACAAAATTGAATAACCTGGTGTAGGTGTCATTTCAATATCACTTGTTGGTGCCTTAATCAAACGACCTGAAGCATGTAAACTTGGTAGCATTGTAGCGCCATCTGGGAATTGTGTACGTGCTAGTGCATCTGCAAACTCGTATGAGTCTTGTCCACTTCCGCTTTCTACCAAATTGATTAATGCATCATGATAGATATCTGGCAAATTTTCTGTTGGAATAATTAGGCAACTATATGCATCGCCTGGCAGTGTACGATAAGCTACTAAACACTTTTTGTTAGTGGCCTTAACACGGGCCACATGTTTAAGTTCGGCCATATTAAGCTCCTGCTACAGTCTGTGCGGCGGCTGTTTGATCTGGTGTTCCTGCTGGTTGTTGTTTAGCAACAGCATCTAAGAATGTTGTTAGTTTGGTATAAGTTTGTCCAACTGCTACCATTTCGTTTGGTTTAAATGCACCGCGTGAGCTAGCAATATCAATGATAACTTTTAATGCGTTCAAATCATTAATAGTAAGATCTGTGCTAGAAGCATTTGGATCTTGTTGTGGTGCTTGTTGAGTTGTATCAGTCATGGTATCTCCTTAATATAATCTGTACGTACTTAATTATCTCTGTAATAAAAGTGGACAGGCAATCGTGAAAAAACTTAATTCCTTTTCACTTTCAAAACCAATAATAGTATTATACACAATAGTATTGGTGTTGTCTAATGCAAGGCTCTGTCCGATATAGTACCTATTATTTAAGTTATGGCGTATCCATTGATCTAAACTCTTGAGCAGTGATGGATTGTATTTGTCTATAGTTGTATATTTAAAATGCGGACAGGCAAACTCAACCCTCCGCAAGTTAAAATAATTTAGAGGATTGGGCTTGCCAGTCTTTAGTGCCATATTATGCTGTTGCTTTTGCAAACTCGTAATAAGCGTACTCACCAAATGGAGGAACAATCTTATCATTGCCGTGGATGATGAATACTGTATCACAGTAATTTTCGTCACCCCAGCTACCCCAAGGATAACCATCTGTAAACATAATGAACTTTTTAGGTTCAATATCGTTTTCTTTCATGTAATCCCAGTTTACATCAAACTCAGTACCGCCACCACCCATTGGTTCGTACTCATCGAACTCGTCCATTGTGTAGCCGTCATAATCTTGCTCGTTATAAACTTTAGTATCAAAACACCATACTTTAATTTTAAAGTCTTGATATTCTTGCATAATGCCCTTGATCTCTGACAAGAAATCTTTGGCTTGTTCATCACCAATTGAACCAGACATGTCAATTGCTACACAAATATCAATTGTTTCTTTAAATTGTGTACCTGGCAATACTGCATTCATGTGCCAACCTTTACGGTTAGGACGCATAAAAGTATAGTCATTTTTAATAACACTTTGGATTTGTTGACGCAAAATATCACGCCAATTCATCTTAGGTTCTGTTAATTCTTTAATCATGCGTTGTACGCTTGCAGGAGTGTTACCAGCACCTGCGGCTTGTGCCGCTTGAATTGTTGCTTCGCGAATTTCGTCACGAATTTCTTTTAACTGTTCCTTAGTATAACTTGGACGACCATCTTTGCCTTCTTTTTCCCAGTCAATATGCTCGTCAAGTAATTGACCAAGTTGTTTCAATTGTTCTTCATCCATTTCATCATAAATCTTGTCATAGATTTCTTCAGCACCCATACCATAGTACTTGCTGTCATGAAAGATTTTGATATCTGGAATATTGTGATCGCCGATATGATCGCGAACTAATTGTCCATTAACTGTATAGTCACAGGCAATGTTAAAGATTTGAGCATCACGTCCTTCGCGACGTGTCATATGATCAAATACATTATGCAAGATTTCGTGTGCAATGACAAACTCTACTTGTTTAACTGTAAGTTTCTCAAAAAATTCACGGCAAAAATAAATGTGACGTCCGTCTGTTGCGGCAGTTGGCAACCATTTTTCTGCTTCCTGTATTTTCAAACGTGTAGCCATGTTGCCAAAAAACGGATGTTTTAATAGCAATGCAACACGAGCTACGATAATCTTGTCTATGACTGGATCTGAATGTGACATACTTGCTCCTGAATGTTTACTGTATGTATATATTATAACACCTCCCGTAGGAGGTGTCAATTGGTACTAAGCCAAATTACTTCTCAGTTGCGGCGCTAATGTACTTACCAAACTTAGCATGGAAGTCATCAAAGCACTTAATTTCATCTGGATCCAACGGCAACTTGTATTGGCTAAGGGCAATTTTAGTACCCATAATAACCAATTCTGTTTCAAAATTGTCCATAATGAACTGGAAGAAGTTGTTGACTTGATCGTTCCAGTTTTTGGCTTTCTTATCGCAGGAGTTTTTAAGCTCGTAGCACAAAGACACAGTCAAAGAGTACATTGCTGAAATCTCTTTTGAATCCATCTTTTTAACCTTACCACTCAAAATATCTGAAGGATTAGGCATCTTAGATGCATGTTTACGGTGTGCCATAAACTTAATAGCCAAACCTTCACCAACTGAACCACTAACTAGATCAGTCAGTGTTTCGTTATCAACATCGTCGTCTGTAAGCAATTCGCTTACAAATGACCAAGAGCGTGGTGTAGCAAAAGAACGTGAGCTGGACTTTGGATCAAAATCGTACAAGTCCTTTTTACTAAAAGTAAGATAACCAATAACATCTGGATGCACGTTATTGTCAACAGCCCACTCAAAGTAGTCATCCCAATCAACAGCCATTTCTAAGTGAACGAAACGGTTTGCCAATGGGCTAGGCATACGATAGCTAACACCTTTGTCAGTTTCACGGTTACCAGCGGCAACCATTACTACGTTATCTGGCAATTCGTATGTACCAACTTTGCGGTTAAGCACTAGTTGATAAGCCGCCGCCTGTACGCTAGGAGCCGCCGAATTAAGCTCGTCCATGAACAAGATAATTTGTTTGTGATTTTTTGCAAATTCTGCGCTTGGCAATTCTGAAGGAGGAGCCCAACGCATTGTGCCTTCGTTGGCATCAAAGTATGGAATACCTTTAATATCTGTAGGTTCCCAAAGGCTCAAACGAACATCGATTACATGAGCATCGAGCTCTGAACCAAGTTGTTTAATAATATCTGACTTGCCAATACCGGGAGGACCCCAAATAAAGATCGGACGCTTACTATTAAACGCCTTACGCAAAGACTTTTTAGCGCCTTTTGGGCCTACTGTACGGGTTACTAGCTCTTTTGACATTGTGTTTCCTATCTTAAGTTGAAGTGAACTAAATTTGTTACGCTATGTAAGTATTATACAGTCAACTTGTAGGAATGTCAATCCTGATTCATCTCTTTTTCACGCTCATTCATGGCTTTAATTAAGCCAAATTTTCTGATGTCGTCACTAAACAACATTAGCTCAAAATTCTTGCGTTCATTGAAAACAGTTATAGACATTGGAGTAAGGTAATATGGGCAGTCTACATACCTTTCCAAAAATATGATAGTTTGAGGACTGAGTTCAATTGGTTCAGTAAATGGAATTTCGTAGGCGGCCAAATCCAATTCTTTAACCAAAAATTCATAACCTTCGTCAGTCAAACGAAAAGCAGTATCCTTGCCTGCTCGATTTGATTGCCACCATTTTCTAGAATGTATTTTTACATTAGCATCGTCTATGCTCTTGCCCCATTGTTGTAAAAATATTTTGGTTAAAACTTCTTGTGTTATCATTTAACTATAGTGCCTTGGGTCAGCATAACGACTTGAAAGTCTTCTGTGCCAAATTGCAAATTCAATTTCTTTGCCAAATTACGTGCATGGCCAGGATTTGAGAAAGAAACTTTTTTATACTTTGGACCTGGATAACTAGTTAGACTATTAAACGATTTTAAATTAAATGGCTCGTTTTTATAGAATACAGCCCAAATGGCATCAGCCTCCAAAATCTGCTCAGCCTTGTAGGTCTTCTTATTAGTGTACTCTAATAGTACTTTAGGTTTTGGTCGACTCATAATATGCATACCTCAGATATATACGCATATATTTATCAATAAATTGAATCAATTTCGACATCGGTATTCATATTCCAAGAGATAATAGTTTTAGGTTTATTGCTAAAATTTATAGGTGCTCTATGAATTATGAAACTAGGAAATGTTAAAATATCGCCTTCTTTAACATCAAGTTCAAATACTTCTTCTTGATTCATTGGATTTTTTAATTGTGTTTTTGGACTACCTGGAGGTAAATCTAAATAATACACGTTAGTCCAGTTGCTTGAATGTACATGCCAGTCGTGTTTAGAATTAGTGTAATATTGTTGAAACCATATTTCGTTTATTACAAATTTTTTATAACCTAACACGTTAATAAACTTAGTCAAATAATTCATTAGTTCTGGTTGTAAAATCTTCAACCATTCTTTTTCAGAATCGAGTTTTGAAGTATTCCAATCAGATCGTGTTATGTCAGTTAACCCAGTTTTATCCACTACTCTATTAAATTCTTTTTGAGAATTTATAGCGTTTAAAATCAAAGGTTTTAAACTTGCATGAGAATCAAAATGCCCAACTACACACGGGCATTCTATTTTACTTATTTTCAAACCCACCACCATCGATTTCAATTTGTACTTCTTCTTGGCTTACATATCCTTTTAGACTATTAAACATTGTTTCGTAGTCTTGATGCACTTTATCTTGTATTTCAAGTAGTGCTAGGCCAAGTAAACGAGCCTGTTGAATTGTCATTTTTACTTCTTTAGCCTGTGACAACTCAGCGGCACGTAAAATTTGTGCAAATTGTGATAGTGGTGTTAGATTAATCTGATTTTGCATTAGCTAGTACCTGCTTCATTTCAAGTTCGTCTTTAAACGGACCTCGATATTCATTACGTTCTAATGTAATTAATTTAGGACAAAATGATTTAACCCAACCTTTGTTAAATTTGATTGTATAGTATCCTGCACAATACAAACTTTTACTGGCATTGCTTTTAGTAAACAATGGTAATTTTTCTTGTACATTGTACATTGGATTGTATGGTTTTGAACTTGTTGGAAATCCGTGACATTCGTGGACTTCTGGTTCTGTAACTTTAACTTTAGTGCTAGTTAGGAAAAATCCTTCTCCAAACTGTTTAGTTAAGTCTTGTTTTCGATTAAACATAACTTCGCCTGTAGTACTACTCAGAACGAATTTGTTGTTTTCTTTTTTGTGAAGTGTTGCAACCTTAGAGCCATCTTGCTCTACGATCCAAAACTTACCATCCACAATAGGCTTGGCATGTATCTCTGTCATATTTTTCTCCTTACACCCCGTAGTTTTATTTGGGCATGTTTTTTCGTATACACAATTATTACTAGGCCCCGAAGGCGCACTAGTAATATACGTATTTATCCCTATCATTCTTCGACAAAGTCCACTACATTGCCGTCAGCATCTGCGCAGATAATACGGACAGTTTCACCAGCTTCGTTTTGGATTTCAATTGGCCCCCAAATCCACCATTCGGTGTCATCTTGGCTCCACGGATCTTCTTCACGTTCTTCTAATTCATATGGGCTATTTTCGTCGAGAAATTCTTGGATTTCTTCTTCTGCTTCTTCATCTAGTCCTTCGATTTCGATATCATACCAGCAACCTCCATCATCCATGCTAATAAGCTCAACGCTTTCAATATTGTTAACAGAACAGTCTAACATATTGATGCTGTCTTTCTTGCCGTCGCCTCCGGGCACTTCTGTAAATTCAAACTGCGGTAGGTTGTCGTCTGTTGTTTCTACAGTCCATGATCCCCAACGGAATCCGTTAGTAACAGTAATTTTACCGTCACCGTTTTGCTGAGTGTATGTTTCAACTTCTTGGCAAGATTTTTTATAATGTGTACTAACAGTCCATTGGGCCATGTTTATCTCCTTAATTATTCTACTTCCATTGTGTTCCACTCTTGTACTACAGCAAGCATTTCTTCTTCTGTATTACATAGAACTTTGGCAGTTTTCCAATCGTCATCTTCATTGCGACCGCCTACTTCAACCATAAAACCGTTATCGTAACGATTGATAGTGATTGACTCATTTACTTTTGATAATTTGCTTAATTTAGACATTTAGTTCTCCTTGATATTTTGCCTGGAATGGCTCTGCGTATTGCTGAATGTTATCAGCAATTTTTTTCATATCCCAAGCATTACAAAACTTGAGCATACGAATACCTACTTGATCTACTGTTTTTGGTTTTGCATTAGCTTCAATTGTTTCTCGAATTTTAACTTTAACATCTTCTGGTTGTGCTGTTAGATCGCATAGTTGTACATTACGCTGATAATCTTCTAGGACTCTGTGTTCTTGCCCATTGTGATCAACCCATCTCTGTAGCATGAGATTGTTCCACGCAAATCCTTTGGCTTTACGATCTTCGAACGCTTCAGTAAGACCAACTTTGTTTTTTGTACCTTTAGTACGCACACCTGGATACGCCGAGAAGACATTATCACTGGTATCACCACGCATACATTTT